GAACGCAGCAGCAGTCGTGCCTAGCCAATCCTTCCACTCGTTGTTCATGTAGACTTTATAGATGTCGTTATCACTATCCCACCAAGTGTCTCCATTGTTAGGGCTGCCGGGTTCACTTGCGCTTTCTGTGTGCGTGTGAGGATTTATGCCACTGTCAGAACCTGCAAACTTTACACCAAAGGTAAAATTAGGAGCGCCTGTACCCGCTCTGTCTTTAATCTCAGTTATTCTATCTATTTCACTCATGATGCCGCTCCTGACACTCCGTCTGCGCCACTGAGATAATTAGCTGTTACTAAATCACCAAAGTCCGTAGCATTTCCGGGGGTTCCTATAGTTATTTTGTCTATCCTGTCATCAAGACTGGCTCCCTCACCAGTGGTTATACATCCTGTAGTACCATCTGAACACTGAGATCCAGTTATACCTGCTTGAGTCATATCACCAAAATCGGTAGCGTTAGCCGCAGTTTGTATTGTAATTTTTTGAATTACGTTTGTCTTGGTATAACTTGTTGTTTCATGGTAACCGCCCGAAAAACAACCAATAGTATTATTGCTCACAACACCAACCATAGTATAATAACAACTTGCGGCAATAGTGTCGCCAAAATCTGTAGAGTTACCTGCACTAGCCATAGTTATGTAATCTATTCTATTTAACCCACTTCCAGTATAACCACCAAGAAAAACCCCTCTGGTTTCATCATTAGTTGAACCTAATCCATTCCCACCTTGTGATAAGTCACCAAAGTCTGTTGCGTTGCCAGTGTTTGCTATCGTTACATATTCTACAACATTTGGGCCTGTCTGAGACCATGTTCCGCTTGTACTTGCAGCACCGTAACCGCCTCCGAATATACCTCTAGTACCGTTTCCAACAGCAGCGAGTCTACCTGAATAATAAGTAGAGTTGCCAAAGTCAGAAGCGTTTCCTGTAGTAGCGGGCGCAAAGTAATCTATATCGTTAACATAACTTGCGGGCCAACCAGACCCACTTGTAATTCCTTTTTTATGCACAATCCTTGATTGGTTACTCGCAGATGCTCCGTTCTCACTTATTCCTGTTAAGTCACCAAAATCAGTGCCGTTTCCGGGGGTTGTGATGGTGATGTACTGTATGGCATTATGTCTGCCTGAGTTGGTTCCACCACCTACAAAAAGTCCTCTAATGCCACCCCAAACAGGGGCAGCGGCAGCGGCAGAAGAGTTTAGCGCAATCTCTTTAAACTCACTGTCTATATAGACAAAAACTTTGTCATTACCGCTGTCCCACCACAAGGCTCCATTTTTAGGGGTGCTTGGCTCCGTACCAGAAGATGTATACGAGTGTGTGTTTAGTGTGCTTATGGCTGCGTTGCTTCCTACAGTTGGAGCGACAGGTAAGTTTGGTTTACCTGATCCTGCTAGATTGGTTATGTTATCTACTTTTAATTCTGTCATGATGCGGCTCCTGCTGCCCCTACATTTGTATAATATGAGTGACTAGTTGATATAAGATTTCCAAAGTCTGTAGCATTACCTGTTGTTTGGATAGTCACTTTCTGTATTTTGTCATGGTCACCAGTATTACTAGGAAAATCTGCACCACCCATTACTACCCCAAGTGTTCCGTTACTAGTCCCTGCGGCAGAAGACCTATTAGTATCAAGGTTTCCAAAATCAGTAGCGTTTCCTGTCGTTTGTATAGTTATGTACGCCATTTGATCAGTTGCCCAAGGGCTACTTCCTATATATCCCCCTACAAATAAGCCCCTTGTTGCATCCGCTATAACTCCCGTATGCCCTTCGTATACAGCCACTACAAGATTTCCAAAGTCAGTGGCATTTCCTGCTGTTTGTGTTGTAACGTAATCTAGAGTGTCTTTGTAACCCGGCTCACCCGCTCCAAAGACAGAACGAGTTGCATCGTTTGTACTACTTATATAATCTTCGGATACTGTACGGTCACCAAAATCTGTTGCGTTTCCTGCTGAAGCTATCGTTATGTAGTCCATAACATTCGATCTATTGCTTCCGTCTTGACCTCCTGCCCAGATACCTCTAGTGGCATCTCCTGCCGCGCCTATCCGTCTTCTAGATACCGTCAAGTCACCAAAGTCTGTAGCGTTTCCAGTTGATGCAGAAGCCCAATATTGAAGAACATTTGAAACTGCTGCAGGGCTAGTAACCCTGTACCCCCCGCCAGTAACAATTCTAGAGCCATTTGATACAGCGGCTCCACTATGAACAGCAAACAACAAATCTCCAAAATCTACAGCGTTGCCGCTACCTGAAGATATGTCAAAGTATTGTATGTAGTTGGAAGTCCCATTACCCCCTGCACTAAAACCTCTAGAGCCAAGGTAGGCAGGTGTACCTGCAGGATAATCAGAATTTAAAGATATTTCTTTAAACTCACTGTTTATGTAAACCATTACTTTATTGTTAGAGCTATCCCACCAGATAGCCCCGTTTTTAGGGCTACTTGGTTCTGTTCCTGACGATGTGTAAGAGTAAGTATTTAAAGTGCTTAAAGCAGATCCGCCAGAATGAGTCGGGCTAACAGGAAAATTTGGCTTACCTGTACCCGCTAAATTTACAACTGCGTCTACTTTAATTTCAGGCATTAAACTACAACCCACCTAACTCCTGAAGGAACTGTTACTGTTATACCGTTATTTACTGTTATTGGCCCTGCGCTCATAGCATTGTGACTTGCGCTTATTGAATAGTTAGTTGTCACAGCCTGATCGTTCTCATAGAAAACTTCGTCACTACCGCCACCTGTAGCTCCACCGCCACTACCCCCTGATATTGTTGAGAAACTAAGAACACCGCTACCATTAGTTACAAGAGCCTGTCCGTTAGTTCCATCTGCCGTGGGGTGACTGATGCCATCTAAAACAACCTTACCAGATCCGTTAGGTGTAATCGCAATGTTCCTATTGGATGTTGATACTATGCCATGCGTAACGACATCTAAATCGCCACCTAACTGTGGAGAAGTATCTTCAGATATATTACCTAAACCACCAGTAGCCATTGTTGTAAAACTAAGATTTCCTGATCCGTCTGTTTTTATAACTTGATTTGCAGACCCGTCTGCTGTTGGATGAGAGAGACCGTCAATAATAACTTTACCAGAACCATTTGGCGTGATTGAGATGTCCCCATTTGCACCGTCAGCGATAGTTACCGTTCCAGAGTTTGTTCCTGAGTTAGTGTTCAGGGTTAAGTCTCCAGTGCCTTGCGTGGTAATCGTTGCATTGGCGTTGTTGTCGCCAACCATCACCGTATCAGCACCTAAGTTAACGTCACCAGTGCCGTGGGGGATAATATCTATGTTAGCATTAGATGTTGAAACGATGTCATTACCGTTTACATCAAGGTTACCACCTAGCTGTGGAGAAGTGTCTTCGACTACATTTGAGTTACCATATGCGGTCTTTACCGTACCGCCCATATTACTATGGTTAGGGCAATAGGTATAAAGGGTATCTGCTACGTCTTGTTCTAACGTAACTTCTACATAAGCTCCCGTACTACCTGCAGTGCCTACTGTCGTAATTCCTGTGGTGAATTGTGATCCACTAGCATGTGTACCATTTGAAGTTGTTGAAAACCTTAATGGGTGACCGCTGTTTGAGCTATCACTGTTGTCAAAACGATATGTGATGCCCTTAGAAAGTGATATGGTTTGCTGAGATGTACCATCGATTACATACTTGCCGCCCGCTACAGTTACCGTAATTGTTGCAACTGCTGCTTTACCTGAAGTGTTAATACTTGGAGCAAACTTTGCTAAATTTCTGTTTATAGTCATGTCAAATTCCTAAATAGCATATTGTTGAACTTGCAAGATATCGCCCAACGAAGCACCTGACGCCAAGGTCACCGCTGATGCGCTTATCGAATAATCCGTTGTTGGCAGTAGAAGTATACCGTTTAGATACACTGCAGACTTGTTTGTGTTATAAGTTCCAGAAAACGCAGTTTGGTTTGCTGTTGCTGTAAAAGATGTTGTCGAGTAGTTAGCTGATGCCCCACCATACTCCACAACCTCAACAATGTCACCTACCGTTGCACCAGAGGCTAAGACTACTGACGTTCCGTTTGTGGCTGTAAAGTCTGCACTGTTAAGCTTGGCTCCGTTCATAAACACGAGGATGTTTCCAACTGTGTAATTAACGGTAAATGTTGTCTGGTTTGCAGTAGCTGTAAAGCTAGTAAAGTTGTGAGCAGCACCAGAGAGAGTTAAGTCTTCAGCGCTAGGGCTGATAAACAGAACCGCGCTACCCGATAGGTTTAGTAACGATCCTGTTGAACTGGATGATAGTACCCTTGTTAGGGTAGTACCTGAATGTGTGTATACACCTTGTCCTATCTCAAAAGCATTCCCATCCTCTATAACGTATCTGACGGTATCCCCATTAGAGATACCGCCATCAGCAAAAGTCTGAAAACCTGCTTCCGCAGAACCAAGGGTCACAGTTCCTGTGCCTGTGGTCGATGTACTTACCTTAACTCGATCTGCAAATTTTACCACAGTAAAGCTCCATTAGGCTATGCGAATGATAGCGTTAGAAGCATCCGCTGCAGGGAACTGAATAGTAAAGTCACCTGCTGTAGAGGTCTTGTCAGAACCAAAGTCTAGTACGACCACTGTGTCCGTTGTGCCTGATCCACTACCTGTTGTGGTATTGTAGATTAAAGCACCGCGAGCAGTCACGGTTGCACTTGTAAATGTCAGGTCAGCGAAATCTGTTAACGCTGTCGTGCCACTTAATGATGGATCTACTCTTGTTAGAGTTCCCCCACCTGCAGAATAACCCGCCCCACTTACTTCGTTAGAAGTAGTGTAGGCAGTTGTAGCTGCATTAAAAGAGGCGCTGTTTGTATACATTGCTAATTTAAATGTATCACCTCCTGAGTTTTTAAAGTTGTGCGCTCCCTCAAGAAGTTCTTGCTTGAAGGACGAACACATAAAGTTACCAGAAAATGCCATATCATAATCTCCTTATTAGTTCGGCAAGTTTAGGATGCCCCGCGTCTTTCAAGGCATTATACACGGTCGTGCGGTCACTGCGAATAGCTTCTCGCATATAAAACGCAACCACTTTTTCCATGTGCTTTTTGAAGGCTTGTGCCTGATCTCGGATAGCAGGGTGTGTACTGTCAGAAACACTTATAAGTTTCTCTACACAACGCTCCGATACCTCATCAGGTGTAAACCCTCTATTCTCTGTAGTCTGTATGTTAACTACTGGTTCTTTCGGTATGTCTACATTAAATTTAAACATTGTTCTCGCTTTCGCTGTATCCCTCTTCGCCATCTCTATAACCGTCTTGTTGCAGTAAGCCACCCACTTTAGTAAAGGCTTGCATAGCGAGCTGATGTTGTTTTCTGTACTCGTTCATAAGATCTGTATCGCCCTTCATGTATGAGTACGCTTCTAGTAATGCACCGTAAAGCAAAGCTGTTTCGGCATTGTCACCTAACCATGTTGTACCTGCTGTAACAATAGATGGTGGATCATAATAGTAATTTATTTGAGCAAGATATGCAGCGTCTGGCGTTGGCCCTAAGATAAAATATCCCGGTGTACTTGCTGTCCCGCCCACAAACTGACCATAATACTTTGGTAATCCTGTGTCTCCTGCAGGAAACGCTTCCTTCATAAAGGTAACATTCTTGTTTAATAAGTAGCTATAGTTACCACTGCCATCTGTGATGGCTATGGAATAGACTGCGATCATGTCTGTGGGTCTAGCTAGATATTGAGAGTTAGCAACTGTACTACCAGTAGCAGCCTTTCGAAGCTCTGGAATAAGAACCTGACGGAGTATCTTCTCCTCTGCCTGTCTAACAAACGTAGGGATGTTACCCACAAAAGAAGTCTCTGTATTCTCTGTGTAGTCCTGTATAGCCTGTGTTAACTCTGTATAGTTCATGTGATTTACCTTATCCTATACTTCCCACCACGAGCTTTGCCCATACCACGAGACACTTTACCACCATGTTTTAGTTTAGTTGGTTTACGGCCTGATAGTTTGAGCAAGTTGCTTTTGCCTTTATTTAACAAAAATTGATCAAAACTCATAGAGTCTGACATTTTACCATCAAAGAACTCCTCACGTAGATCTTGTAGTTCTGAGTCTAGTTCTTTCATCTTACCCATAATGACTACCCATTCCTATTAAAGTTGCCACCTCTGGTAGCTTTGCCCATACCCTTACATGTACTACCACCCGTTCCCATTTTTTTAACTTTCCCGCCGTAGGCCATGTAACCCATGTTATTACGAACTTCTGTTGGTAATTTACCTAGTCCTGCGTTTCCTGTAGGGACAGCTTTGAGGCTACCACCTGACATTGCTCTAGCAGTAGCAGCGACTGGTGCTTGTTTATTTTTCTTCATCTTCTTTGCAAGCATACCTGCGGGGCTAAGACCTGCTTTCGCTAATTTGCCAAATGCGCCTTTACCTGTAGCTATTCCGTACAGAGGACTAAGGCTACCAAGGATCTTGCTCCCTTTACCCTTTTTAACAACTTTACCACCGTGAGCTTTTTTCTTAGGTGGTCTACCTACTTTTGAACCGTATGTACCCATTCCTTGAGGCATATCTAATCTCCTTTTGACAATGTTATCATGTTTAAATTTCCAAATCTACCGTTAAGGTGTGTTGACCTGACCTCCCATACCACTGTGGTTAGTACAATAGTAGTATAATGTTGGTGCGCCTGAAGCTACTACGATCTGAGTATACGCACCCGCATTTCCGGGGGTTCCTACAGTTGTAACGCCTGTTGTGTACTCTACACCACTGCCATGAGTTCCATTTGACGTTGCTGAAAACCTTAGTGGGTGACCACTATTGCTTGAGTCTGACTGATCAAACAAATAAGTGCTTCCTTCACTAAGATTTATTGTAGGCGCTTCTACAGAATCAAGATAGTATTTATTACCACTACCGTAACTTGCGGCGGCAACTGTAACTATAGCTGTTGCCGTTACATTAACTGATGGGGTTGCAATTCCAACTCTTCCGAAGGCAGTAGAGCCAGTAGCAGGGACAGTTTCTACTATATCACCTGTTATTGTAACCGTTCCAACTGCACCTGCAGCGGTACTTGGAGCCGTAGCGCTTGCGGTAAATGTAAGAGCTGCTGCTGCGCCAACCGTGCCTGTGGCAGATACGCCTGTGGCATTTACTACGCTCTCGTCAAAGCTTACGACAACCCTACCTACGGATGCAGTCATAAATTGGGCAGGGTTCCAAACAGGACCAAATCCAAATAGCTGTCTACTTGCTTCTAGGGCGGTGTCTGGCCTAGCATTTGCCAAACTCTGTGGGTCAAATATTCTTATCCTACCAAGGAAATTTTGTGGGTGATCATCATCAGCCACGTCTCTACCCACACGTAAACCTGTCTTCACACCATTCTTATACTCGTCAACAAGCTCGTTCAGTGGATACCTGAAGCCAGTTCTGTCACAGAAACCAAAGGAATATTTGTTATTAGCAGTCCTCATCCACCACCTATCAAGAACGTATTATGCGGTACAAACCTTATAGATGCTGTTTCTGAATCTTCACCCGCTGCAAGTTCGAACTGATACTCATACTCTTGCTTTAAAGGAACAACTCTGGCTATTGCTTCTGGTTTCTTCATGGCTATTTGGTACGCAAGACCCGCAACAAGACATGGTATAAACCGTGGAGGTACAGCCGCTGTTGTCCCAACTCCTGAAGACAGCCCATCTATACCTTTTAATCTGTAATACGCTAACGTATACGAAGCGTCTGGAACAGGCCAAAGAGTTACTTTTGTCTCTGTAGCTAGTCTTTGTACATATATCTGAGTGGGCTTACCTGTGGTATTCTTATTGGATTGAGCCGCATAGTTAGACACAGATATGCGTTCTAGGGCTGTATCTACCTGACTAGTACCAGTACCAGTCCGTATATGATGTTCTATTACATCTATAGTATCTACAGGCATGGTGTACGTTACTGTACCCGAAGCTACAGCTAGAGTCCCTTCGTCTATAGTGAATAGATTGAGACCTCTATTCTGCCATTCAAGCAACATAATATTAAGGCTACGCCTCGCTGTTCGAAGATCGTAACCTGTGTTTAGCTCTATCCCTGCACGTTCGTAGGCTTCCTCGAATATGTCAGGTAAATCTGGTGTAACTACTGCCATTTGCTATTTCCTTTTTCTACCACTAGCAGTGGTTGACCACTTAACTCTTTTGGGTCCAGTCTTCTTTTTGGCCTCTGATTTAGTTATTTTAGAGGCTACAGCTTTAGGCCGACACGCAGGGTAGGAACGCCGTTTGTCTTTCTTTCCACTTCGACCACATTTCTTACCTGTCTTTACATCTCGCCAATCTTCGGCAAACCATTTACCAAGACCACTTTTTTTACTAGGTTTTTTTGCCACGTTTAGCTACCTTATTGTTGCCGCCTTTCCAACCTCCACCTTTAGACTTGTACCATTTAGAAGCCCAAGCATTTGCATATGCGCTAGGATATACCTTGAATTTTTTTCTAGCCGCTGATTTTGCTCTAGACCATAAAGCAGAGTTCGTTGGGGTTGCTTTAGCCACTATAAAAACCTTCCTGCTACAGCCGCAGCGATGATTAGGACGGCAATGCCCCACAACCGCATATCAAGACGTTCAAGTTGCTTTTCAATACGCTCAAAACGTCTGTCTGACTCTTTTTCATGCTTTTCCATGATCGTTAATACGTCTTGCGCTTTCATTAACATTTCCATCTTTTTCTAGCCTGTCTTAGGCGACTGTTTGGATCTTTTGCTGCTTTTGGAAACTGCTTCATCTGACCTGCAGATCTGGCGCAATAAGACTTACGGCGTTTTGCAGCCTTACTACCTTTTTTAACTTTACCAGTCACAGCGGTTTTAAGCTTAGAACCGGGGTTATCCCTACGGTACTTAGCTACACCTTTAGAAGTCATACCCGCACCTTTTTTGGTGGGCCTTTTATGGCCCCCCTTGATGGAGTGACCCTTCATAGTTCCTTTGCGAGCAGCCATAACATTAATTAAAGAATACTGTTATAGCCGTTAGTGCCGTAGCGGTAGAAACATGTATATCGCTAACCCTAATCCCATCATCTGGGATATTAACGGCATGAACATCCGAGGCTTTTAGATCTAAATCTAAAACTGTAGCTCCTGCACTTCCGTCTTTAATGGTTAATCGAGGTGTACCCGATCCTGATAAAACATGTATCTGCCGTATACGAGCAGGACCAACCGCGAGTGAGCCTGTTCCTGTGACACGCTTTGCCTTTACATCACTAGACATAGCTTACCCTTCTTTCTTAGGGCGACCACGCTTTTTAACAGGTGCTTCTTCCCATGCCTCATTTACATCAGGTGTGGAAGGATCATCTGCTTTAAGCGTTCCATCGCTGTTTCTTGCGCGAACTTTTTTAGAATTAGTCCATACTTTTAGTGGGTTTCCATCTGGATCTAACCCACGAGCCGCTAGTTCTTCAGCACTTGGTGGTGCAAATCTCATGATTCACCCCCCTTATGATGACGCGATTGTGCCGCCTGTGTCAGAACGCTTCCAGTTTGTTCCGTCAGAGAAAGCCAAAATAGCGGAACCTGCCGCACCGTTTGAAACAAATACGAGCGTACCTGCACCTGCTGTGGCAGCGGATGGTGCTGATGCTACGGTGTATGTTGGAACCTTAATGTCGCCCACAAAGCCAGAAGTGGCTGTAACTGGGCCTGAAAATGTAGTTGATGCCATAATATATACCCTTTGCACAAGGTTTTGCCTAGCAGTCTGTGCAACGTCAGGTCGGGGAGTGTCCTGTCTGCAAGGCTAATGTTGCCCCTGCAAATACCATAACACACATTTTACAAAAAGAAAGAGGGAACTTCAGACGCCTGAACTGGAAATACAGGAGGAGAATCCGCTAATGAGGCCGCATCTTTCCAAGTTAGGTCAGCTTTTTCCTTTGCTTCTCCGTGCTTAACATCTCGTAAATGATTGCTATCCGCAACAACCCCATCATAATCCAAAGCTACAGAATGAGGTTTAACTCCATTAAGCCAGTGTTGAATGGACATGAATACCCCACCGCTAGGCCCAAACACCCCACCATGACTATCATTTGTTCTAACTTTAATTAGTGCGCCCTTTTTATCGTTAGAATTGGGAAACTTAATTAGATCATTTTCTGTAACCCAATATCCACTATGAGAAAACGCTATATCTCCACCTAAATACATCTCGTAGCTTTCTACATTAGGGTGTGTATGTTCAGGAATAATAAAATTAGGAGGGACAACAAACATCTCAACTTGAAACTGATTAGATCGATACCAAACAACCGCTGTTGTTTCACTAACTTTATATGTGCAAACAATACTATCGGGTACATACCCAAATACTCTTGATTTCTCTCGAAAAGCAAACGCAAAATTCTCTAGCTCATTTGACATTATTTTATCCCTTTAAAAGAAAGGGGCAACTTGCGCTGCCCCAGTTCGGGAGAGGTAATTCTCCTATATCAAAAGTTATGCGCCCGGTGAACCGAACATTCCTAGTGGATCAGATACACCAAAAGAATAACGCTCACGAGCTTTGTAGCGAACGTTACCTGTATCAAAATCACCGTCCATAGCCGTAGCCATTGGAGTACGCACGAAGTGCTTCATTCCGTTTGGAATGTCTGTGGTGATAAAGAACGCGTCTGTATCCGTTAGGTAATGATTCACACGGTAGCCTTCAGGGATTGATCCATTTGAACGCAATGCGTTTGTATCGTTATCCGCTGTACCAGTGCGAAGCTCTGTCTGTAGCAGTCTTGTTGCCACGAACATCAACGCAGGTGGAACGATTAGCTTACGAGGGCGAGCCGCGATTAATAGGCCACGTTCGTCTGTGAACGCTGCGATATCAATAACTGACTGCTCTAGTGAGGTTTCGTTCAAGTCTGCATTAACTGCGAGCTTGTTAGCGTTTGTACTACCACCAACAGATGGGTGTGCAGTGCTAAACATTGTAACGCCATCACCTGAGTTGAAGCTTGTAAAACCTGTGTTTAACAAAGCTGCAGCCTTAGTCTGCTTGGTATAAGCCATAGCGCGAGCTAGTGCTTTTGTATATCGAGCAGACAATGAGTCGTACAAGTTGTCTTCCATCGCTTCTTCAGTGATAGAGAAACCCATTGCAACGGTCTCATGGTTGTATCGAGCAGTGTAATGCTCTTGTGCGTTATCATACGAAATCGATGCACCTTCTGCTTTCACAGGAGCCGCCCCAAAACCACTTAATTTGACTTCTTCTTCAAAGCTTCTGTCTGAAGTTTCTGTCTCATAAATTTCTGAGTGTTCGTTTTCGTATTTGTCGTATTCCAAGCCGTACAATGCGTTTAGGCCGGGAAGTAGCTCTTTAAGGAGCTGTGCGCGTGAAATAGCCATTAGTTAGCCTCCTTATAAGCCGACATTGTTGGTCATCTGATGACCACCAAGGTTAAATTTAACCAACACATCTGGAAATGCGTCTCCGGGATCGGAAACATGTCCTACAACTCTAAACGCCGCCGCTGCTGTTTGAACAGTTGCATCTAGTGCTGATGTGGAATTGCCTGTCGCTAAGTTACCTGTAGAGGTAGACTGTGCGGCTGCAAAACCTGTGTTAGCGCCAATAATTGTTTGCGCTCCTGTACCGTCAAGCTGTGCTTGAAATAGTACGCTTGGATCGTCAACAACGTAAGCCTTAATCGGCCCACCATTGGCTGTGCCAGTTGGATAGTGCTGTGCAAAAAGCTGTTGGCCTTCTGCGTTTGTGTACTCACAACCAACAAACACACCGATAGCACCGACACCTGAAGTGCCGCTAACGGAATTGGACGTTAAGTCCATGCCTGTTCCTGTTGCGAGTGCAATATACCCATCCGCCCCGATTATGACAACTTGACCATTATATAGATTGGTCGCCTCGCCAGCGGGATCGATCAGGTATGTAGTAGTTGCCCCTGCATAGGGCATGCCATCAGCACGTTTTACCGGCTTCAGGCCATAGGGAGCTGCTGTAGTAGCCATTGCTCAATCTCCTAACCAAGTTAATACCAAGGAAGCTCCCTAAAAAGGTTACTTCCCAAATGAAGTTCGCGTGGAACGTTCGGGATTCAACACTGGCATACGAGGATCGTTTTCTCTCATAAAGTTACGATCTACCGCATCCTGTGCGTGTTGAGCCTGTTCAAGTTGAACTTGAATACGTTCTTCAGCAATTTCAGCAGGTATACTGCATAATAACAGACCACCTACCTCAATGTTGTCCTTGAATCGAGAATCGATGTCAGACACAATGTTTAAATCAGAATAATCTGATGCTTTGACTGGCGTGTAGCCCTCACGGAATCGAGTAGAGACATTAGTATTGTCACTGTTCCCCAAAGTTGCTGTGCGAATCCAACGGAAGTGTAATCCATCCTTTGGTTCGGGGGTCGGTAACGCAGATGGTCTTGACCATCCTTTTCTACGCTCTGTCTTTTCTCTAGTTTCGGTAGTGCGTGGAGTTCTATCAGTCATATCAACTATCCTTCATTAATTGCGCCGCATACTGTTCTGCAGTTAGACCGAGCCGTTTGGCGAGTGCGGCTGCGGTTGGAGTTAACTTCACCTTGCGTGGCTTTTTTGACGTACGAGACGGCGGGGCAACCACGTTACCCGCTTGAGGCTGGGGTGGCGCAGACTCCTCTGCAACAACCTCAAACTTAGTCGGAAACGCTTCCTTCATGGCAGCGTCTATCTCATTGTAGTACTGTTCGCTGTTTGGTTCAACACCTTTTGTGACAAGTTCTTCATGTACACCGTACGCGAAGCCTGTCATTCGCTTATCTTCCATGAACCAAGTATTCTTATCCGCCCAGTCTAAAGCACGTTGCGGAGGCTTTGTGGGTTCTGGCTGCGCCTCTTGTTTCGGTGCTTCCGTTGGAACAGGCTCGCTTCGTTTTGGAGGTACATAGTTACTTACGCGATATTGTTCGTTCTGTAATCTTGTAAGTTCTGACTGCGCCTCTAACAACTTATCAGGATCACCTGCTTCATACGCTGTTTTGTAATTAACGTTAGCCTGTGCAATCTGAGCTTCAACCCTACCTTTAGCCTGATCGATCAATACAGTTTCATTATCTTCTAGAGACTTACGAAGTTTTTCATTTTCGTCTTTAACCTGTTGAGCATACTTAACAGCTTCTTCTCGGAGCTGTAGTGCTTCTTCCCTAGCCTTCTCTTCGTCACGATATTTTTTCGTTAACTGATCAATACGTTTCTGAACGCCCGCACTATACTTATCTATCTCAGTGTCAGAGTTCTCTGCTTCAGCCTCCGGTTCAGGCGCTTCCACTTTCTCTTTCTCTTCAACTTTTGTTTCGACTNCCTGCTTTTCTTCTACAGGAGTCTCTTCAATCTCAACCTCGATTTCTGTAGTCTCTTCTACTTCATTCTCTAGGTTTTCTGCAGTGTTCGTACTCATGCTCTTGTATACCCCCTTGGATCGTCAACAACACCTTCTACGGTGTCATCATTTATAAGACGGAACTCTTTACCCTGAACTTTAAACCTAGTGCCTGAATAAGAACGAAAGATTACAAAATCTCCTTCCTTACACCAAGGTCCGTTAGGAAAGCGATCTTTGTCAGAATACGCATCTGATCCTGATTTTATAACAAAACCAATAATAGACGCCGTAGACTCATCTTTGCGAAGGCCATCAGGCATAAATACTCCACCCTCTGTCTTCTCATCAATCTCTGGAAGTGCTATCAGAAGCCTATATCCCGTAGGTTCTGGTAGTTTTGCGTGAAGGTCATCCTTTACCTTCGTGTTATCGACTTTGACTGTCGCAATCATTTTACACCCGTTGCAGTGATTTGAAGGTTCACCGTTACCTTGCGCGGCCTATCCGCGAATATTACGAAGCACCTTATGCTTCAATAAATCTTTTCTCAAGCTCTTTTACATTATTTAATGCGATATCTATACCCTCAAGTTTCCCTATGAGCCTGTTGTAATCTTCCATACTTTTCACACCGCCACCTGATACAAACTCTGTTATCTCAGCTTTGTGTTCATTTAGACGCCTTTCCAAAGCATCAAATACACTAACTTCCACCCTTATCTAGCTCCTTCGCTATATCTAATCCTATCTTTGTTCCCTCGCGCTTATCTTTACGCTGCTCTTTGTCTAGCTCTGTAGCTATCTTAGTTCCAATCTTAGCGCCTTCTACTTTCTGTGAAGTTTGTAATTTAGCTGCTTCTAGTTCTAGCTTGGCTAAATCCATCTGCCTGTTGTGCTGAGACTCTTGCTCTTTTATAGCTAACTCACGCTGCTGCATCTGTACCACTGGATCTTGCTGCTGCTGCATCATTTTCTCTTGCTGTGCTTCCGCTTTGTCCTTTTGCAGTACCTTCTCAGCAGCATCTTTAGCCAACCTAGATAGCTCTAACTCTACGTCTTCTGGCAACGGTTGATCTTCGTCTGGCATATCTACGCCAAGTTTCTTTTCTATCTCACGTCTATACTGGAATGCTACGTGTTCTGTTATGTGTGCAGCCATAGCCTGTTGTATGGCTGATGCAAACGGAGACTGCCCTATAATCTGCATAATCTTAGGATCTTGAGCCGCTGCCATATGCACAGCGATATGTGCTTCGTGGTCTTGATACTTAAATGCTTGGATCGGCTCTTGTTTAAGTATAGCCATGTTTTCTGTAACAGGGTCTGTAGGTTTAATATCTTCAGGTAGTTTGACAATCTCCTCTGCGTTCTGCACCCCTAATACTTCTAACATTTGACGATGCAGCTTGCCCATATCATAAATCTGGGGGGATTGCTGGGCAAGCTGGATCGCCGCCTGATACTGCATCACACGTTGGGACATGGTTGCAGCGTTGGGGTCACTTACAGGTATAACGTCTACCCTTTTGTCAAAATCACTTTTGCGATCAAAGCCACCTTCTATGTCGTAGGAATACTCTGAGGGCATATAATCATGTATAATCTTAGCTAGTATTCTAAGCTCGTTCTTGAGAGACGCGTGTAGCCTCGCCTGTACGCCAGAAAGAACTTTCATGGATCTTTCCATTAGAGCGAGTGTTGTGCCTACAGGGGCGTTAGGATTCATGTCTCCGACCTGCATGTCGGCTACAGAACCTATTCTACGTCCTTCGTCTACAATATTTCCGAGTAGAGAGTAGAGTACGCTCGATGGCTCTTTATAAGGGATAAACGTAATTGAATCGCGTATAGCGCCACCCGGTACGTCCACATCCCTAAATTCACCCGGCATAAGTGGTGTATCATCACCCTTAATACGGAGGCCGCGAGCTTTAAGACCCGCAGGTAGATTAGATAACGTACCCGCGTCAATAAGCTGACGGAGTATCGAAGTTGCAGACTTAGCCAATCCACCCATGAGGTGAATAAGCCCTGTACCGTAGAAGCCGAGACCCGGTAGATATCGGTAATGAACGAAATGCATACGTTTTCTTTTCTTCTCATCTTCTTCGTACCAATTCCTTCTTATCGCTAATATTGTGGAGGAGGACTTGTCTACAGTAACCACGTAGGGACGTGCGATACCATCAGGGTCTTCAAACTCTTCTGGCATATTCATGTCAACATGCATCTCCAGAATGGTGTGGCGATCATCATCCTCGATAACCGCTTCTTCACCATCTAACTCATCGTACTTCTCCTGTATGTCGGAGTAGTCTGGGGTAGGTTCAGGTAACTCACCCTCTTTATAGAACCCATTTACCTGTAGCTGTAATACTTCATTCGCTGTCTTTTTCATCACATGCGTATATCTTGGGCATGTCTTGAGGTCTGACGCTCCATAAGATGCTACAAAATCTTCTGAGGGTACAAACATAGCGCATGGGCGCTCCATCAATGGATCATAATACACTTTTTTAAACGCGGAACCCGCGATAGGGAGCTTGAACAGCATTTGCTCTGTTTCATCCCTGTACTCAGACATCTCTTCAGTTAACAAGTAATTCATCTCGTTTTGTACGCGACTTGCCTGATCAGTCTTATCTGGGTCTTGCTTACCTACAATCTTCGTACGTACAGGACCAGAGGCGGGGAATATCTCACCCATAGCCTGTGCCTGAAACCTTACCACAGCTTCTGTGAGTAGTGGGTGAAACACACCAGATGCCCCTGCCCACGGCTGTTGACGGTCCTCTATCTTCATCCCTAATAGGTCAAGACCCTTGACGTATGCTCTAGCCCAATCAGAACGAGACTCACGGTCTGCCTGAAAGTCTGATAGTAAGTCAGACGCCATAATCTTTAACTCGTCATCATCTATAAACTCAGCGAGGTTAGCGTCATGCCCCGGCCCCACTAGGCTGTCGGTAATACCCCCTTCGAAGTCTATGACCATCCCACCGTCTTCTGTCTCTATGGAAACAGCCTCTGGATTAACAATCTCAATCTCAAGTGCTTCAGAGTCTTCTTGGCCTTCTATTTCAAAGGGAGTCATCTGTTTCTCGACTGCCATTTTATGTCCTCACAATGCAAAGTTATACAAACTATAGCAGATCATACTGCCACTCGTCCAGTAAAGTGTGGACGCCACCCAGCGGGTGGGAGGGACAGCGTCCACGTAGGGGATGGGAAAAACCCCCATGCGCGTACTATACTACTAATAATACTCACGTCTATAATGATATTGCGGCTCATCATCCCATTCATCTGTTGGTAGGCGTATAAACCCACCCTGACGAAACCGCAATAACGCCATAACGGTGCTGTCCACAAGGTCATCATTCGACATAAACGGGAACCCTGCCACTTCTTCTACTAATTCTTCTGCCCAACGGGTGGATGGAACCCATGCCATACCCGATGCTATGATATCAGCTACAGAATTGAGCCGTGCCATCTTATCTCCAGTACCCCTGTGGGGGGTGTACTCTTGTACAGGTATGCCCATACGTCTCATTTCTTGATAAATTGCCACTCCAGAGGACTTTTTCTCCACAATAAACGCGTCTGGCTCCCATTTGTGGTACTCATCCATCGATAATTGCTTCAATTCGGGAAATTCTAGCCGTTTTTTGATAGAATCGAGCAAAATCAGGTGGTGTGCGCCCTCTTCTTCGTTAAAAAACACGCCCCAAGTGGTCAAAGCGGTGTAATCTGCGCGATTATGCTTCTCCGCTGCCGCATCTAACGACATAATTACGTATTCTACCTGCGGTGGCTCATCGTGAGGCCAAATCCCCCACCATTCTCGCTTAATTATAGACGCTTCTTCGGCTGTAGGCTGTTGTTGGTACTGCGAGTTCCACTGAAACGCGGGCATTGACGCTTTTGTACGCTCCAAAGCTGCCAAATCGAAGAACTCAGGCCATAAAGGTTTGACTGTACCGTCCTCAGAGTCCAAAAGTGCGGGAAATTCTACTATTTCGTACTGATCAGACAGCTCATTCTTCACCATATCGTTGGTTACACGCCCCGTGAGGTCATCCATGTGCCAACGTGTCTGTACAATCGCCACTCTGCCTCCCGGCATTAGTCGAGTACGCGCTCCAAATGTGAACCATTCGTAGGCTTTGTCAAACACTGAGAAGTTTCCGTTAATAACATCCTGCTCAGAGTGAGGATCATCAACAAGCAGAAGATCAGCACCCCGACCAGCAAGAGCAGATCCGATACCACACGCAAAATATTCACCTCCGAAATTTGTGTTCCACCTCCCAGCCGATTTGCTGTCTACTGCCAAGGAGACATCTGGAAAGATTTCCCTATACCCGTCTGTCGCTATCAAGTTACGAACCTTACGTCCAAAGTCTACAGCGAGATCTGTTGTGTGAGAGACCATCATAACCTTCTTGTTTGGGTTACGCCCCAAGAACCATGCGGGATAGAAGATACTCACAAGCTGCGACTTACCGTGGCGGGGTGGGATGTTAACACATACCCTGTCTTTTGACCCATCCTCCAGTGCCATAAGTTCATCCGCTAGGATGCGGTGGTGTCTACCAACCTTATAGTCTGGCTGCATACGTTTACAAAATTCTATTAGATCATCTTTAGAGGCCGTATTCGACTTCCGCGCAGACAACTCCTCGACTATCCGATCTATCTCTTTAAGTTCTTCGGGTGCGAACTGGTCCAGATTGTCCAGCATATGTTGTATCTCTTCTGGAGAGAAGTCTACGTCTGTTGCAATTTCTGCTAAATTACTCGTCATCTTTCAGACCAAACTCTTTGTCTAAGTCTATGGCATCTGCGTCTACAACCACTGCATCCTCTACAGGCTCCACAAGTCTTGCTAGTTTGGACCTTAGTTTGTCTTTTAAATCATCTGTAGACTGGTGTGTGATTGTCACCTCAGTGCGCTCTGCGAACAAACCTACATCTGCGATCTTACCCAACAACTCCAAAGCACGGAGTCTGACCTTCGCATCTTCGTTCTCTGTCTCTTCTACGAGCTTGTTTGTCACTAAATATCGTACTTGAGCCGCGCTTTGAACTACAGAATGACCAAAATCTTTTAGAATCTTATCTGTAAGTAGTAGTGTGGCGGGGGTGAGGGTGGAGGTACGGGTGGGGGTGGCCTTCTTGGATGTCTTAACTGGATCAGCGGCGTA